TAAGTGATGGTGCTGTAGACATTAATGCAGATGCTGCAAATAATGAACACATTGATGTAGGTGCAATATCTTTAACAACAAATGATGTATCTCTAAGTGCTTGGGTTTATGTTACTGATTTTGTAGAAAATGCTGGAATAATATGCAATAGGGAATCTACTGGAACCGAAAAAGGAATTATACTTAGGACAGATAGTAGTGGCCCTAAATTTCAGGCATTATTAGATTATGGTGGGGGTTCATTTGAAGTAAGTAGTGACAATGCAAATACTAATGAATGGTACCATGTTTGTGTTACTTGGGATAGGAGTGATAACGCAAGTATGTATGTAAATGGTGTTTTACATAATACAACTGATATATCTGCTCAAAGTAGCGTAAACATAACCCATTCAACTGTAGCAAAAATTGGTCAACATCAAGGAACAGTAGAATTTCGAGGATATATTTGTAATGCTGGTTATTGGGATAGAGTATTAACTCAAACAGAAATAAAATCAATTATGTGGAAACAGTATGCAGATTTAACATCTAGTGAAACAGCTAGTTTAATATCATGGTGGAATTTAGATACTTTAACTGAATTTGACTCTGCTGGGACTGATGATGGTCTTATCTTTGATGAAAATGATACTACAGTAGGAAGTGAACTGCTTACAGGATTTACTAATGGTACTTCTTATCCCTTTGATACTTTTACTTCATCAGGAAGAGATATATCAGCAGCGATAGAAACAAGTGGTGATTGGGGTGGGTGTGTATCTAATGCAATAAATGTAACTGCAGGTGAATGGTATAAATGTACTTTTGATTTAACATATAATTCTGGTACTGATGATATTAGAATGGCAATTGCAAATAATCCAAGTGGAGCTAGTACACAACGAAGTAATGATACTTATACAAGTACAAATGGGACTAATACAATGTATTTTAGAGTTGCTACTACAGATAGTGTAGCTTATTTTCAAATTGGAACTGGCGAATCAGCTGATGTGATTAATTTTAGTATGTCAAATATATCTCTAAAGAAAATGAATGGTAATCATGGAGAAATGAAATAATGCCAGCTACTATACAAGAAATATTAAAACCAACTAAATACAGAGCAGTAGATACTTCTACATCTTTGCAAGTCACTTCTTCAGATATGATAACTAATGGAAGTTTTGCATCAAATATAACAGGATGGGATGCAGTATCTGTTGGTGGGGGAGAAACAGCTCCTGCTTTTGATGCAAATGATGGAGTTGGTAGTTCAGGGTGTTGTATAATAGATGTCGAGGATGGAGGTTATATAGGGATATCTCAAAATCTAACTTTTGTAGCTGGAAGTACTTATAAGGTTACTTTATCTGCAAAAGCAGCTAGTGGTGATAGTGGAAAGGTTATAAGAGTTCAAGATATGGCATCTGGTGTTGAGAACAATATGGCAAATGGAACTCATAAATATACTTTATCTGAAAGTCATCAAACATTTTCTACTATATGGACAGCTAGTTCTGATTCAACTGCATTATATATTGTAAGAGATACTGGAACTGTTGCTGATTGGGAATTTTTTGTAGATGATATTGTAGTAACTAGGATGGAATCCTTCGGCAACAACAATCATGGACAGATATATTCAGGTAGAGGATTAGAGTTTGATGGTGTTACTGATTATTTTCAATCTAATGGTGGAACAATACTTACAGGTGTTAATAGTTTTGCAGATAATGTTCCTTGGACTTTTGCTTGTTGGATGAATTTTAATGAATCTGGTCTTACCTTTTTTGTTGGAAATGATGGTACTTCAACTCCTCATTTAGGGCAATTTAATAATGATACATTAATGTTTAGAGCTCAAGAAGGAGCATATTATTCATGGTCAACAACAGAAAAAATTCAATTTGGTTCTTGGTATAGAGTAGTAATAGTTGCTACTGGAACAGATTCTACTGTTCATTGTTATTTAAATGGAGTTGAACATGGGACTGCTATAAATAAGGATACTAAGGCAGCTAGTACTGCTGATGGTGTTGACCAATTAGTTGTTTCTAGTGGTACTGCTACAGTTCACATGGATAGAGTCCATGGTTTAGTTACTGGAGATACAGTAAAAATGGATATGGATAATGATACCTATGATGAAGATTCAGTAGCTATAACTGTAGTAGATACTGATACATTTTCATATACTACTGCTAAAGCAGATATTACTATAGGGTCTATTGACGGAAGTGATGTAGGTAAATGTTATTTTGATTTTGAAGCTGAAGGTGGAAGTTACATGCCGTTTACTGGATGGGGTGCTCCTTATGAATCTGGTGGCAATAGAGGGCATCATTTAGATGGAATGATGTCTGATGGTCAAGTATGGGATAAAGCATGGACAGCATCTGATGTAACCTTTGACTACCTTAATCCTGAATCTTTAGCATTAAATAATAGTGGTACTTCACTTACAGAGTCTAATCTAAAGCTCTGGTATCCTATGCAAGATGGACATAGAGGTCAACAATCTTATGTACTTGATGGAGCTAATACAGGATTGGGTGATGATTTACTTACCAATGGAGATATGGAATTAGATTCTAGTTGGGAAAATAATTATTTAGAAGGTGGATTTCCAGTTAGCGATGCTAATGAAACAGCTCAATATTCAACTGAAAAATCTTACAATGGAAGCAGGTCAATATATATAAGTGCAGATGATGCAAATGAAGGTGTTAAAAATGTAACTGCAACTCCAGTAGTAGGAACAACTTATAAATTGTCAGTTTGGATTTATCTTGTAGCTGGTGATTATGTTGAGATACTTGCAAATAGTGATTGTTTTGCAAATACTCTTTTATTTCAAGGAGATGGAACCAAGGGTGTATGGCAAGAACATTTTTTGTATGGAACTTGTAATAATGCAGGGCAGAATATTACATTTCAAGTAAGAGCAGGTGCTGGTGCAACTGAATGGTATATGGACAATGCATCTATAAGGGCTGTAAACGACAAACATCATGCAACTACTGAGTTTTTAGGTGATGAGCAGATAAGTGATGCTAAAAATGAAACAGGATTTGCATCTACTGATTGGGCAGTATATAATATTGCAGGTGGAAATCTGACAGTTGTTTCAAGTAAACTCCAAGTAGTTACTGAAACAGATGAAGCTAATGAAGGAGTACAACTTGATAATTCTAAAGTTACTACACCTGTAGTCGGAAGAACTTATAGGATATCAGCTGAATTACAACAAACTGCTGGAGCAACTACTCCTACCATACATTTTGATTATGCAGGTACAGCATCAGACTCATTTACAATTACTGCTAGTGCTGTTGTATATACAGAAGATATTGTTGCTACAAATGCTGCTAGTGATTTTTTTATATACAATGCTTCAAGCGCATCTGCTACAACTTTTAAGATAGATGATATTACAGTTAAAGAAGTAGGCACAGCTTCAGGCTGGACAGATGCAGACCAACAACTAAATATACCTCAAACAGCATTACAATCTTATAATCAGATGTTATGGTGTAAAGCTTCAGAGTCAAGTAATGCTATTGTAACTGTTGCTGATAATGCTAATTTAAATGTAGATGACAAGGATTTTTCACTTTCTTGTTGGGTTTTTCCTATAACAGAAAGTGACCATTTACCTCTATGGAGAAAGGGTGGAGCAGGTAGTGAAGGATATGTTTTAGATATAAATACTTCTAATAAAATTTCTTTAAATATGAATGATGGCACTAGTAATAATAGTTATGACCATTTAACAGATGCAGCTCTTCCTAGTGGAGAATGGTCTCATGTAGTTGTAACTTGTGATAGAGATAGTGCTACAGGAATTAGATGTTATTTAAATGGAGAATTGCAAAGTGCTAATGGCGACCCTACTGGAGAAAATGAAGATATTAGTAATACTACTGAATTAAGAATGTTAGCATTTTCTGATGCTGATACTGATTCTTTTCATGGTGCAGCGACAGAGTTTATGTTATTTAAGGATAGTCTATTGACACAAGCAGAGGTAAATGAATTGTATAATGATGGTAAAGCTTTAGATGGAACTACACATTCATTGTTTTCTACTAAATGTACTGCATACTATAGAAATAATGGACTTGCTTCTTGGAAGAATCTGGCAACAGTTGCTGGTTCTGGAGCTACAACTACAGCTGCAGCCGATGGAACTGTAACTAATGGTACTGAAACCCTATTACTCCCAGCAGGAGTAGATGCTTCTAGAGATAATCAAGGTTTCTTAATGAATAGGCAGAAGACTACTAATAGTTTGAATTTGATTGATGAAGATAATTCTTATGTAGATGTGAGCACTTATAATGGACTGACATTTGGAGATGCAAGTAATGATTCAGCATTTTCAGTATCAGCTTGGATTAATGTTCCTGATTTATCATCCTTACCAATAATAGCAAAATCTAAGTCCTCTAACAGAGAATGGGTTTTTGCTTTTACTTCAAATGATGAGCTTTCTTTGTATTTATATGATGAAAATATAAATAAATATGAATCAATGAAAAGTGATAGTGGTTTTGCTGCTACAGACCAAAATAGTTGGGTTAATGTCGTTGCGACTTATGATGGAACTGGAGGTGCAGGAGCAAGTGGTGGTATAACTTTATATAGAAATGGAACAGCATTAGGGATGACTGAAGTTTCAACAGCTACATATGTAGCAATGGAATCATTAGCAGCTAATGTTAGGGTAGGCTCATGGGAGGCAACAAGTACTTATGCTGATGGTCAAATAGACGATGTATTGATATACAGTAAAGAATTATCAGCAGATGAGGTTGATAGAAATTATAACGCAGGTAAAAGGAGTCACAGATAATGGCACATTATGAAATGTATTTTTGTATACCTAGCAGTGCATATGATAGTGCTGTTGGGACTAAGATAAAAGAATTATATCCTTTAGTGGAATCAGTAGCAGATGATGGTACTGTAACTTATAAGTCTGCTCCTACATGGCATGAGATGATATTTGCAGGTAAGGTAGGTGCTCCTAGATACTCACATGATAAAGCTTATTGCATTATTAAAGGTGAATGGTCTATGAAAGAAGGAGTGTTAAGTGAGCTTATTGCATTAGGAGCTAGTAAAGCATATCCAAACTTTAGTATATTAACTAAATCTGAAGCACAAGCTTTAGCGGGCAGTTCAACGTTTACAGGAGAATAATATGACAAGTCATTTATTAGAAGCAGTCAAATTATCAGAAGGCTTTAGAGATAAAGTTTATAAGGATACTTTAGGTATAGATACTATAGGATATGGATTTGCAATTAAAGACCTTGTTCTTGATAAGGATATAGCTGAAACGATATTAAGAAGAAAACTTGATAATTTAATAGATAGAGCTAATAAAAGGTTTAAGTTTTTAAAGAATCTTCCTCAAGAAGCACAGGATATAGTATACGAAATGTGCTATCAGTTAGGTGTTACAGGTGTATCTAAATTTAAAAAGACATTACTTTACTTAGAAAATAAAGAGTTCAGAATGGTTTCTAAAGAAATGCTTGATTCTAAATGGGCCAGACAGACTCCTAATAGAGCGAATAAATTAAGCGATATAATGGGGAGTATAAGTGATGGATAAGTTTAATATTGATACTATTAAGACAACATCGTTTTTAATATTTATAATAGTTATGTGTTTTATAATTGCTAGTATTTTAAATTAACAGAGGAATGTATGATAGATAAAAAAATATCATTAGGAACTATTATAACAATACTTACGATTGTAGCAACCTTTATATACACTCAAGGTGCAACTTCAACAAAAATAGAATCTATTGAATCAGATGGTAGAGATAGCAGAAAGAAGATTCAGAGCAACAAAGATAAAGTCCAAAGGCTAGAAGTTAGTGTTGCAAAGATAGAGGCTAAAATAGATGAAGGATTTAAGAATATAGAAAGATTATTGATTGGAAAATAAACCAGGATAGGCTATAGGTAGAATAAAAAAAGATACAGGTGTGGTAAAAAGGGCTGTAGTTACGCCCGATAAACATTTCCCTTTACATGACCCTGATGCTATCAGCGTTGTAAAGAAAGCAATAGAAATAGTAAAGCCTGACACTTATATAGATTTAGGTGATACAGGTGAGTGGTCTTATTTCAGTACTCATTATTGGAGAGGCAGATTTGCAAAGCCAATGGAAGATTTAATCCCATTATTAGATTCTGATGTTAATGAGGTAAATGTGGGAATGGATTGGATAGATGAATCGCTTGATAAAGTTAATTGCAAAGAAAGACACTTTATACAAGGTAATCATGAAGTATGGCTTGACAACTTTGTCGTTAGGTATCCATACTTAAAACATTATATGACAGAGAAAGCTTTACGATTAAAGGAAAGAGGATATAAATATCATCCTTATAATAGAAAAAAGAATTTGAAGATAGGCAAATTAAACTTTACACATGGAAAGTATACAACAAAATATCATGCATTTAAACATCTAGATTATTATTGTGAGAATATTATGTATGGACACACCCATGACTTACAAAGATTTACTAAAACTTCAAATGGAGGCACTATAAGCTCATGGAGTTTAGGATGCTTAAAGGATATAGAGGCAGACGAGGATTGGCTTGGTGGTAAACTCACTAATTGGAACCATGCCTTTGCTATAATAGATTGGTTTAAAAGTGGAAATTTTAAAGTAGAGGTAGTTGAAATCATTAAAGGTAAAACAACATTGTGGGGAGAGGCAATTATAGGATGATTGGAGCATTAATGATATTTTCTGTTATAATTATAGTGGGAGTTTTCCTTATATCAGCGTATAAGTGGTGGATAGAGGAAAGGGAGAAGAGGCTTTAGATGGATTTTATTAATATATTAGAAACATTTGGAGTGCCAGTAACCATGAGTATAGCTTTTGGTTTTTTCATATGGAAACAGAATAAATGGATACAAGATACTTTAATGCAAGAATTAGAAGAATCTCAAAATAGAACTGAGAACATTCTTATAAAGCTCATAGACGCTCAAAAACAGATGCAAATGGAACAAAAAGACATTAAGGCTAGCTACCATGCCATTGTAGAAATATTGTCCAGTTTAAGCGGTAATGGGCTTCGAGAGAAGTTTGTAAGGAAAGAGCGTGTTTCGGGAAGAGATTACTAATAAGCTAAGAGATATTGAAATGTCTCTACATGAGGTAATTATGAGGATAGAGAGGTTAGAGACAAACTCTCATCCCAAAAAAGACTTTGTAAGGTGCAAAGAATGTGAAGAACGAATAACAAAGGCCAGCGAGTTAATGCAAAGTGCTGGTGACGAAACAATATAAGGAAAATACATATGAGCTTATTTAATGAAGTTGCAGAGAAAGCTAAAAAGGAACTTGCCGATAAAATATTTGATGATGACCTGCAGAAACAGTTAGTTAAGGCGTTAAATGATAATGTTGATATTCCCTTCTTGTCTGAAAAAACTGAAGAAAAAATATTTAACGCATTGTATGACTCTGTACAGGATGTTGTTAAAAAAGTAATTATTGCCAAACTATAAAGATAACGAATCTGAACTTAAAATATGTGGGCATTATTTTCTAGTTAGATTTATTGAGAATCTTAGAGTTGAAGGTGATGCTCATGCGTGGGGACGTATTCATATTGGTAGGCAGATTATAGAACTGGAACTTGATTGTTCTGATTCTAAAAAAGAAGAAATCATCGTTCACGAAACTCTCCACGCTATTGATAATTCTCTGGGTTTAGGGCTTGATGAGGGACAAGTATGTTCATTAGCCAATGCGTTATTTCAGCTAGGCCTAGGGGAGAAACTAATATCTAAAGTAGATATTCCTAACTTATAGAGTAATCTATATTCTTTATTTCTATTAGAGCTAATTTTGCTATATCGGCTCTATTAGAATCTTCTATAGCCTCTAAAGCTATTAATGCTAAAGCTAACTTCTTTCTTATAGCACTAACCTCAACATTCAAGATATTCTTCTCGCTTTCTAACTGCAAGATGTAGTCTTGGTCCATTTTATTCTCCAACTTGTTGTGTTTGTTTTCCAGTATCTTCTCGGCACACTAACATACTTAGGATAATTTATGTTATATATATTACTTTTCCTAGTGTCGTTACTCATGATTATTTTCCCTTAAATATAGTGCTAAAAGTATAGCGTCAGATGTGTACAAGGTCACTTTTTCACTTGGAAATTTGTCTTTTGCTAACTGTTTCAGCTGATTTTTCCTATCTTTTTTCTCTTTTGATAGGGGTTGATACTTTTTTTGCCACATTTTTGGTGTTATAAACTCATATTCTACACCTAGAGCTGATAATATCCCTTGCCATTGCCCATAATTAGTCCCAAATGTGAATGTAGAGACAACTCCTTGGCCTGGGAAGCTATGAACTTTCTCTAATAAAGCTACAGCCTCATCATCAATAGTTTCTTTTAATGCTTCTGCCATTTCTACTGGAGTTTTAGGGCATTTAAATGTACTAATAGAGTAATAGTTGTCTATAACAGCTACTCCTCCATTAATTCCAGGGTCAATACCTATATATTTCATTTAGTATCCCTTTTTAGATATTCCTCCACTTCTTCTAAACTAGATTCAATAGGAAAGTCTTTACTTAATGGATATTTATTTCTATCATCACACTCTGGTTTTACAAATTCCTTATGAAATATAAACTTAGGGGTATCTTTATTACAATATTTGCTGCCTTTCCAATCCTCATTCCAAGCAACTACAAGTTCTCCTGCTTTTGTTATTTGTTCTCCACAACTATCACATTTCATTTTACTTCTCCTTTGTTTTAAATGCCTTATTTATTATCCATTTATGAGCTGAATGGGAATATTTTGCAGATAATAATTCCTCTAAATTATACTTTTCCGAATTAAACCATCTTGTCAAAGTTCCTCTACATCCACTACAAGCCATTCCCCAGTGTTTACTTCTTCCATTCTTAATTAACCATCCGTTAGGTACATCACAATACTTGCAATATCCTTTTACTCTTTTTTGTTTAGATGGTATTTCTATCTTATTGACTTTTTTCATCACTCCTCTATTTTTTCTATAATAATTTTATTATTTTGTGCTTTTATATTAACATGTTCCGACATTTTCCAACCTAATATATCAGACCATATTTCTTTAGGAATATTTATATGTGTCTTCTGGCTATTTCTTAGTATTGTTTTCATTATTACTCCTTTTTATGTTTTTCCTATACTCTTTTCTAACTTTCATTAATTTTTTACTTTTAGTAATATGGCTGTAATTAAACATACAATGCATTTGCAATGAATGTCCTACCTTTGGACTATCTACATGTAAAAAATCTATAAACTCTGTAACTCTACCCATTATTCCTCCAATATTTAGCTCTATAATAAGCTTTTATTTTATTGTCTTTTTTCCTTACTGGCCTTAATATTTGTTTCCCCATAGTATTTGTATAAAAATCATCTTCATCCCAAACACATACATAATGAGGAACTATACCTATAAGATTAGGGTTATTGCAATTATGTATTTCCTCTATAGGTTGAAATAAAATCAGTGTGAATAGATAATATGACATAATAGCTATCATTTAACTGCCTCTCTAAATTCTTCTACAGACTTATAGTTTGTTCCCATCCTATGATTATAGGCTCTTAATTTTTCTGCCTCTACTTCTGGATTAGCCTCTTCTTCTTTTTTATCATCGTAATTTCCATCTAATACTTTGTCCATGTTTGTAGGAGATAGTGCCCAGTCCATATTAGCTCTCCAGTCTGAGGTCCTACCAGATAAGAAATCGGATGACTTTATTCGTGCGAAGTACTTTTCCCAAAACTCAAGAGTTGGGTTTTCTTTTATTCTTAACTTTAAGGACCTCAATCTGGCGTTCCTTATAGTATTCACTATAGGAATGGAGGAATTTTTAAACATATTATTCCACAAATCTTTTACTATTTCTTCTATATTAGTATTGGTGTTATTATTAGTTTTACTATTCTTTTTATTATTATGTTCAGCTTTTTCGGTATAGGTATCCATCTTTTTCGGTATAGCTATACTCTTTTTTAAGTATACCTTTCTCAGATTTCCTTTAGACCTATCCACATCTATCTGTACATATCCTCTCTTCGCTAACGAAGATACCCATGATGATACTGTATTTTTATTTACATTATAAAGTTCAGAGAAGTAACTGTTAGAGGCCCAACAATACCCATACTTACTACACAAGGCTGTTAATTCCGCATACAGCAACTTCTCAGATGAACTTAATTGTGAATCATACCTTACATCAGAAGGTAATATCGCATAGTACGAAGGAGTATTCATACTATGGTTGCTCATTCTTACCTCCTGCATCTTCTACAAGCTTATCAAACTTAGTCCCAGAGCTGTTTTTAGCCATCTCCTTAGACTTGAGACTATTAATGAATAATTCGGCCTGTTCGGATGTTATCGTAGGCTTTTTAATCCAATCAAGAGATGTTTTATACTCTTTTTCTGTCATATGTACTGACTCAATAAGACCTCGTATCTCTTTTAATTGAGACTCAGTTATATAAGACGTATTAAACTTAATATCCATCTCTTTAATATATCTATTGTCATCAAACTTACCCTCAAATATATCAGAGTTGAACCCTATTTTACTAAGACCTTTAGTTAGAGCATCAGTAGATACTTTCTTAGCAAACTCCTCATCTAATCTTCCATTTTTTTGCATGGCTATAGATGAATTAATAGGGAAACAGCCATCATCACCCGAAGATTTATACCAAAACTCAGCTTGATATAAGGCCATTCCATTTGTCATAGGAGTGAACACTTCATTTTTAACACCCCAACCAAGACCTATAGGGCCAAACATCTCTGTGGCTCTCTTGACTTGGTATTGAGCGTCAATAGCTGTAAATCCACCCCGCTGATTTACTTTTTTTGTATGTTTAGGGTCAGTCTCGCAGACCTGTTCCCATAACTTCATGTTTTTATTAGTCATTATTCCCTTACCTTTCCACCAAAGTTCTCTTCACACTCACTCCAATAAGCACAAAACTTCTTAGAACACATGAAACTAGAACGATTTGGTATGTATGTTTCGTTATCTATACCCTTAGCTACATTCTTTATCAAGCCAAGAGCATACTTTTTGTCCGCATTATTAGGTTTCCATCTGACTTGTTGAATCTTAGGATTCTTATTCTTTATCAGATAATCTAGTCCTAATTCTTTTATATCCTCATTATGATTTTCTTTATATCCAATCCCATACATAGTTAATTGTAATATATGGTCATATGATATTTTATATTTCCCATCTTTTTGAGGGACACTTCTGCCTGCTGTTTTATTATCTATAATAGTTTTGTCTTCAGTAATAACATCAGCAAACTGAAGTATATCATATCCAAAATCATCAAATTCTATTGCTAGTTTTTCTTGAACAGATATAGGCTGTATCTTTTCAGCTATCTCATCTGCCCATTTACCTATTGAATTTATACCGACTTCTCTTAAATCGTCTGGTTTATCGTCCCTATGGAAGACAGTATCATCTCTATTGCCATCATATTCTGTAACAAAAGCATCTTTAACATCATCTGATGGTAAGTTTTCTCTAGTTACTATTTTTTGTTCCATATCTACATTAATAGCATTATCTACTGATTTTCCATATAGCAATGCAATTCCAGGCGGTTTAGGGCCTATCATCTTTTTAAACATAAATTGAGCCGAACACTTCAAGTATTGGTTTATTGAAGATGGGCTTAAATGTGGTTTATCCATAATTCCTCCTTTGAATAGGGAAGCCGAGTGTCAATTAAGAAGTATAAAGGAGCAAGATGAATAAACTTGCAAAACTTCTTCGGCTAGGCTCACGCTTGTAGCTCTTCACTCGGCTAGGACACACTAAAATGGTATCTCTGCTGTAGATGTATCGCCTGATGAATCAGATGAATCTTCTTTTTTAGTGAAAGATATCTTCAAGTAACTTTTTCCACTCTTAGATTCATTAATCCAAGCAGACATATACTTGTCTTCATTGTCTATTGTTGCTGACCCTGTGTAATCTGGGTGTTTGTCAGTCTTTTTTTCGTTATTTTTAAACAGCACCCCTCTGTTATTATTGTCATATTCTGTCATACTAACTCCTTTTTGTTACCACCCCGTTTTCATCATAATGAAAAACCATTCTATAGTTAGCCATTCCTGATTTACCTGTGGGTGTTGTTATTATATCATGACCCTCTCTTCTTAATCTGAAGATGATATCGCTTAACCTCCAAGCATTAAATAGTTCCGATGCAAGTGGCTGATTAATGACTCTTTTATCTTTTAAGTAATCTAATACTCTTGATTTTTGTGATAGTTGTTTGTCCATGTTTTTCTCCTTGTTTGTTTTTACTTGCTAGCTGTAGGGCTTTTTGAAGTTTTTAACGTGCTACTATGTAGCATCCTGCAACTTTCAGCCAGGCAATGAACTTTTTCCACATATTAGTCTATCTTTTCGACTAGCAACATCTAAGTTACCTAGTGCCTACAGCTCTCTGCAAGTAATTCTAGTTTCTTATTAAGGTCTAAATATACCTCTACGAAAGCCCCACAATTAGGGCAGGATAAATTACTAACTATGCCCTCTGAATCCATTCCATGGTCTGCATAACTATGGTCTCCGCCCCAAATTAACTCTGTTTTGCAATGCCAACACTTCATAAAACCTCCTTATTTAGAAGCTATAATTGTTTCCCTTAGTACGAACCTCTCTATTGGAGAAAGCTCTCTAATTTTGCTTATTAAGGCCGTAAATACCACCGCTGAACCACTAGCCTCATGATAATCTGCAATTTCAGCCTCCCAATGCCTCCTAGAAGCTAGTTCTTTTGGAGAAATTTTAGTTCCATTAGATGAATTTTCTATGAATATTAATTCTTCTTTTGTAAATTTGCCCACTAGAAGCTTTTTTGCTTCATCTCTTAAATAAGGATAACCCTCAACTGCAAGTACACAACCTGCATGATTTGATTTGTAGTTATCTTTATAGTACTTGATAGCATTGCCATCTATCCTTAATGTTGTGTTTATCTTCATTATAAAACCCCTTGTTATTTAGTAACATAATATATATTACTTTCTTCTTTTTGTCAATATATTTTTTTTCATCAATATATATTTTCCAGTAGAGATAAATTCCATCATCTTTACTAACGCTTCTGCTTTATTTAGTTCACCAGATTCATATAAATCCTCTTGGCTAACTATACTATATGTCATCCCAAATAAAACCCACTCTTCTACCATATCCATAGCAATTTTGTCTAATTTATTTGCTAGTTTTTTAGAAATTTCAAACTTTTTCCCACTTTTTAGCGTTATTGTTTTATTCATTTTAGTCTCCCATTGTAGTTATAAGTAACTTTGTCCCCTTTCCTTGAGTATCATTAAATATCTCTAATCTTTCCTTTACTTTCTTTATATCATTTACGTCAATACCATAGCCATCTAAAAATGAAATTATTTTCAATATATCTATTTGAAATGTTCTCATTTATCCTCCTTTTTGCTAGTTTTTTCTTTTAAATCCTTTTGTTCTTTCTCTATCTTCTTCTGTGAATCCTTTATAAACTTCTCAAACTTCTTTAAATCTTTCTTAAAAGCTATATATTCATTTAAAGTATTCATTGTCAAGTTTAACAGATGACCCATCTTCTGAAGCTCTATTACTATAGCTTCTATTCGCTCTTCTGCTCTTTTTATCCTTGAAGTCTTTGTTTTTGCCATTGTTTTGTCCTTTCCTCTATTATGTCTTCTAGTTTATGTTTGTTTTTGTCTCCATGTTCACGTTTTGCACACTTTCTGCAAATTTCAAACTCCTTAGATGGAGTCTTTGGTAATATTTCAAATGTTCTGTATATATAAGGATTGTTTCCTATTATATATTTAGTACACATTCTACAGGTAAATTCTTTTTTAGGGAGCATCGCCACTATCATTAAACACGCCTCACTAAAATCCAATCACCTTCTTGGAATGCGTGATGTAATATTTTATGCTGAACTTCCGTAGACGATAACTCACCATCTTCCCATAACTCTTCTTGAGGGATTTCTTCGTGAGTAGCTTCTTTATAGTTATGTATTATTTCTTTGAATATCATTTTGCTCTCCTTTTCCTTTGTTTTTTACCCATACTTGATTCAACGCTGTTATACTGGGTCCCCACTAGCTTATTGTAAGGCCAAGGGAGTTTATCCCTCCAGTATTGTATTTTATCCCATGTTTTTTCGTTCATTTATTCTCCTTTATTTAAATAACATTTACAATCAACATCGGAACCACAATAATCTGTGCATTCGTGCATTGATATTATTCTACTATTTGCATCATCACCATTTCGCTTAATTGCTTTTTTCTTTGTATCAAAGTAACCCTCAACAATTACTCTTTTATGGTCTTTAGCAAAGTATTTTACAATCCAATGTCTTTTCATTTTACACTCCTTTATTTTGTTAATTTTATGGGGGCTTGACCCTCGTTAGACAAAAGTGCCTCGCCTGTCAATATCCCCCAATAGACAAAGTATTAACATTTTATGCCATAGGCTTCATCTTTGTCTGTAATTATTATGAGAGAGACCACGCTTATCTAGGCTACTATGTAGCATTGACTAGAACATTAACGACTGGTGGTTTTAGCCGTAAACTCTCTCATAATTATGGTGTGAGGTTGGTTCCGCTACTGGATTCTCTCACTTTAAGTCGGGATAACCACGTCTGGTAAAAGCATTAGTGTTGGTTCGTCTCATCCAGATGAGTTTCTCCTAGCCAACAGCTTTTATTTTACACCATTCGACACCACAATCCTTTAAACTTGCTAATTTAATTATTTAATTCTTCTTTTTCAAGCATTTCTAACTGCTCAAGTGCTTCAAACATTTTGGGATTGCTCATTATATCAGCTTTTTTAAGCTTCATTCTTCTACTTACAATAACCTTTAACCCCTCTTTTGTTACATTATGTGAACCCCATACATATTTCACTTCTTTCCCAATATTGTTTTTTAGAGTATTTATAAGTTCATCATATAATCTAACTATTTCTACTATTACTTTGCTCATTAAATATCCTCCTTTTTAATTTTTACATATACAAACTAGCTTCCTACAGGTTGCACATTGTTGTTTACTTATGTCTATTGTTTTCTTTGGAATTTCGTGTGTGCTGAAAAAGTCTATAAAGGATTCTAATACCTCTTCATTTTTCATGTCTTCCCAACCTCCCATATTTCCATATCTTATTATATCGTATATGGTATCTCCCTCTGCACACTCTGTTTCGTATTCTGCTAACATATCTCTCATTGCATTATAATCTGGAACTCTCATCACTTCTCCTTGTTTTTAAGTATTTCAAATTCAACACAAGTACCATTAAGACACCCTTCATTTTTTATATATGTAGATTCTTCGCAAGTAGGACATTTTAATAAGTTTTCATTTTGATACTCCCCACATTCTCCACAATGTCCATCTCCGATATGTTGATTGAAATCTACTTCTAAAGATTTACAATAATAACACTCAATGGGAGTAAGATTACATCCACTATTTATAACATCTTGCGTTGTATATACTTTCATCACTCCTCCTCTGCTAGTTCATTTATTCTTTCTATTAACCCCTCTAACTCACATTTAACATCAGTAGGGAATGAGGCTATGCTTTCAGTTCCATAATCTCCCATATCTACTGCAATAATTAAATGTTCATCATATTCTTTTTCTTTATCTTCATGGTCAAAACTGCTTTCCATCCAATATTTCATCACTCCTCCTTTGTTAATCGCTATAATAATCCATTGAATTAATTATTTCTAGATTATTTTCTTTTATAAATTGAAACCTACTCTCATCATCTTTAAACCATTGACAATCTATAATATCATCTTCATCAATTAAGTTTATCCCATAAACATATCCATCATTATTATCTTCTATTGGATATTTGCAATCCCTCCTAACATTTTCCCAATGTTCTAATTCGCATTTTTGTTCATTCATCACTCCTCCTTTTCTTCAAAATCTTCTACGCTTCCACTTACCATTATAAAAAATTCTCCATTGACCTTAGCAATTTGTTCGCCACTTGCTTTTCTTCTTCTACAAAGTTCTGCTATATAATCATCATCATTTAAACCATTATTGTATCTATAATTTATCATATCCACTAATTTTTTATTACTATAAGATTCTAATCTCTTTTTTAGTTCTATTTTCTGAAACCTGCTGATATTTGATACTATTTTATCTAAATCAAACATTATTTTCTCCTAGTTTGGATATTTAATTACTTCATTGTAAGCCTTTTCAATTTTAGGCTCATATTCTTTTTCAAACTTTTCTACAAGTATTGCTTTTAAATTATATGGTAAATTTTCAGGTATTTGTCCGTAGTACATACACATCATATCTACTTCTTCTTCCGTCCATATATCTAGATAGTTCATTATTAACCTCTCTTTTATTTATATTCGTGGATTTCTTTTAATTCTTTGGCTTTGCAATTATCTATTACTATGTATTTGATTGGAACTACATTCCCATTATTTAAAGATGTATGATTAAATGAAATATAATTTGTTTTCACATCTACTACATCATTTTGTAATATATCTCTTGTAGTTTGCTCATATTGTCTTTTATAGCCGTATGTTTTCCCACTATGATATATTTTATTATCTATATCAAATTGAACAGAATGGTAGGTATTTCCGTTTGCTTTATCAAAGTATTTCTTTACAAGTACAATTAATTCATTATTCATTTTATACCTCTTTTTTAAGTGATTTTATATATTCTTTAAATTTAGAAATTTCTTTATTTATATTGCTATTTACGTTATGATATTTACCAAACATTATATGTCTCTCAATATGCTTGTTATTAACTTTATCAGTTAATACATAAAATCCACCATTTTGATATTTAAATACGTTCATTTTATTCTCCTTTGTTTAATAATCTACTATTTCACCATCTAAACTTTCACCACAATATGATTCATCATAGTATCTATCTTTTCTGTATGTATATTTCTCTTTATCTTCATAGCATTTA